TTCGCGGACCCTGCCACCCTGGCGATGGCCACAGACGAGGAGCTGCGGCCGATCGTGATTGAGTTCGTGAAGGCGATCGTGTGGCCCGGCGGCCTGGAGAGCCTGAGCGTCACGTTGCGCTAGGGCTCGAGCAGCGATGGCGAGCAGTGCCTGCTTGGTCGTCATGGCCACAGCCTACGGGTGCTGAGGCGTAGGAAGCCGGAACAGGCGCTGCCAGTCGATTGCAACTGCTCGCTTGTTGCTCCAGCGAACCTGCCCAGGCGCCACCACAGCCTCTGGCGGTTGGATCGTTGCGAAAGCGTGTCCGCAGCTGGGGCAGACGCGGCGACGGTAGAAGCCACCATCATTTGACCGGGTGGTGCGGTCTACATCGGTCAGGAGTGAATTGCACTCAGGGCACGGCGGGCCTGAACGGTTGACGGCCATGGCTTCTAGGTGATGGTTCTGGTGTTGGCGGTCGGGTCTTCATCAAACGCCTCCGGCCCGAAGCCGGTGGCTTGTAGCTCACCGGCGACCGACAAGTCTTCTTGTGGATCACGAAGGCGGGTTTCACGCTCCGCATCGGCGGCGGCCAGGCCGGCCAGCCACTCGTCAAGCCTGTCTCGCATAGGCAGACCCTTGCTGATCTTGAGGAAGCGACGCAGATCGGCCGCTTCCCTGAGGAACACGCTGGCGCCGCTGGAGTAGGCAATCCAGTAACGCCCGTTGAAGTCCCTGCTGGTCTCGACGAACTGGTGCTGGGAGAGGTTCAGGCGCTCGTGCCTCATTCGCCCTCCACCCCAGGCACCGGCTCGATGGCGGGGCGGCCCCAGCGGGCAAGTACGGCGCGGCCGTAGGCCAGCCCACCTTCTGGCTGGTCGATGTAGCGAGTTGTCGCCCACATCGTTATCAACTCCGCATCGGTCGGCCCCTGCGGCTCGGGCTGGGCCAGGGCGGCAGCCTTCAGCTCCCGCAGTTCGCGGTAGATGAAGTAATCATCGGGGTCGTCGTAATTCAGATCCAGCGCCTGATCCACAGCCGTTTCAGCGAGGAACAGCAGGCGTTCGATCAGATCGCGGTCAGTCATTGCCACCCTCCAGCACTGGCGCTTGGCTAATCAAAGCCAGCAGAGTGTCACGTTGCCGACGACGAGCAGCAGCACGAGCAGCCCAAGCAGCAGCATTAGCAGCAGCAGCAGCAGCATTAGCAGCAGCAGTAGCAACAGCAGCAGCAGCATTAGCAGCATCAGTAGCAACAGCAACAGCAGCAGCAGCAACAGCAGCAGCAGCAGCGGCAACAGCAGCAGTAGCAGCAGCATTAGCAGCATCAGCCCATTCCTGACCACTGGCAAGCAGATCTATACCTGCAATAACAGGATCAATAACTACCTGGATCTCAGCAGTTTGCGCAGGCAGTGCCCGCAGCTCAGCAGCCAAGAACTGCCAGCCGACTTTTCTTAAGTCTTTGCCATCGCAGCTCACTGCATCAGGCAATGCCGCAAAAAACGCTTTGGCTTCATCGTCAGGCAACGCTTCAAAGATCGACTCAGCAATACGCTGCACCATTATAGGCAAACCATAGGTTTGTTCGTTAATCTCTGGATCGTTAGAGTGCGCCAAGCATCCAATAAAGCAACCGCGTTTGTTGCCTTCGTCCCAGTAAACGCCTTGAGCGATGGAGTCAGCAGCGACGTGAGCTGCTACTTGTTCGCGAAGTTGGTCTGTGTTCTTGGTAAGCATGATGGCGTCAGTCATTGCCACATCAATTCACCTGTGGGAGATAGCGGTTCTCGAGCCCGATCACCTTCAGCCGGTCTTGACACTTGACATACAGCAGTCGCTGTCCGTCTTCGGTTGGCTCCATGACACGGTGGCTGCGTTGGCAGCGCGGGCAGTAGACGAGCTGCCCTGGGTTGATCTCTTCGCCCAGGACGCGATTGCGGAAGCGACGCTTTGACGGTTCGACCAGCAGGGTGACGACTGTTGCGCCGGGGTAGCGATTGCGGGCGAACTTCTGCGCCTGCTTCGGGGTCCGAGCCCTGATCGTTTCGACCAGGGGCAAGCTGGAGGCGAACTCAACCCGAAGGCGGAAGAGCTTGGTGTTGGGCTCTGATGTGCGGCTGATGCCCTCGCCCAGGCGGGGGGCCGGTTCGCCCTCCCGCCCTGCTGCAGGGCCAGCCCCAGGAGTCTTGGGGTTTGGCATCGGATCAGAAGGGAGCCTCTTCTTCGGTGGCGCCGACGAACTTCGGATTGACGTTGCCGTAGCTGCTGCCGTCACGCCCTTCGCGGCCCTTGCCATTGATGTAGAAGCCGTCCACTTCGACTTCGCACTTGTTCTTGTAATCCCAGACCTTGCTGCTCTTGCGCAGTGAAGGCTCTTCTGCGCAGTTCAGGATGTACTGGGCAAGGGCAAAGGCTGAATCAGCGGGAACGAAGACACTCAGCGCCAGGGGATTCTTGCCATCGGAATCGAAGCGGTTTTCGCCAACATTCCACTTGAGGGCGATTGGCAGAGCAGGAACAAAGTCAGACATGGTTCTGGGAGAAGAAGCGTTCGTAGAGGGTGCGGGTGAGAGAGTTGAAGCTGAGCCCGTGCTGTTTGCAGTAGGCCCAGGCTTTGCGGTAAAGCTCGTCGGGGAGCTTTGCTTGGATGTGATTGCGGTTCTTGTAACCTGGAGAGCCAGGCTCAGGCCGTTGGCGCTTCCATTCCGCGTCGATGTAGTGGTGGATTTCGTCTTCAGTCATCAGCGACGACCCATGTGCCTCCCGAGGCATAGCGAAACGAGACAAGGCGGATCTCGAGATCAGGGATGACCGACTGGAGCACCTTCAGGCGGTGCGCTGCCGGCTCATAGGACAGGAAGCGAAGGCTCAGGGTTGGATCGCTTGTCCAGAGGGGCGAGCGATCGTCGATCAGAACGTGCTGGTGATCCATGAGGAAGCCCAGGGGGCTCGCCAGGCAGTGATAGACGCGGACGCGGCAGGAGGGCGTCGATGCCACTGACGAGTTGGCGGATCGCCTGAATCTTGATTTCGGCGTCGCGCCAGCTGAGGTAGCGCTGTTCATAGAAGAGCCTGTTGGAGTGTTCGGTGAGCAGCTCGGCGGCGAGCTGAAGGTCATCCCGTGCGCGGGCGAGGTTGCGATTAGGCAGCATCGGCCGGCTGCAGAAGGGCCTCGAGGAAGTCGCCGTGCTCTGGGAGCTGGATCTGCTCAGGGCCAACCCTGGGGGTGGCGATCTTGAACTGAGCCTTGAAGGCGGCGAGGAACTCGTCTTTCTGTTCGTGTGCGCGAAGTGCCGCGACGATGACCTTGCGGCGCTCATCGTCGATCCAAACGATCTGCTTGGGCGGTGCGGTGACGTGCTGCACTGCCTGCGCAGGGGTAGCGGGCTTCGCCGCCGGTGAAGGCTTGGCGGGGGCAGCAGGCTTCGCCGCCGGTGCCGGCTGGTCGCTGGTTTCGGCGTCGTCGTCATCGCCGGCCAGGCCGTAGATGGCGAGCAGGGTGTAACGGCGGGCGTAGGTCAGCGCTGAGCCGAGGGATTGCCAGTAGTTGCCGCGGCCACCTTCGGCCTTGAGCGGAATCGGGAGATCGCTGAGGATGTATTCGCCGCTGGCGTGGAAGAGCGTGGTACGAAGGACAACCACGTCTTCGCCTAGGGGGTGAAGGGTTTGGCTGTGGCTGAGCCCTTCTTTGCAGGCGTTCTTGACTGCCGCGAGGGCGCCAGCGAGGCTGGTGTAGGTGCCGTAGTTGCCTTTGCTGTCGCGGCCGGCGGCGTGATGCTCGGCCTGGAAAGCAGCGAGGGCCTTAGGCAGCTCCGTGAGTGTGGTTGATGACTGCATGTCTGGGCGAGAGGTACTAGGGGGCAGCGTTCGCTCCCCATGCCCAAGAGTATACCCCACTACATACGCCTGCGCAACGGCTGCTCAGAGCTGTTTCGTCGCCCGGCTCGCTTCCCTCGCCAGCTCCCTGGTGCCCCAGCTGCCAGGCTCTGACAGCCAGCGATCCAGCGCGGCGCCCGGCTCACACCAGCCGCCATCGGCGGGCATCGCTGTCAGTTCCTCTCCGCTCCAGTCGCCCCAGCCGCTGAGCACATCCTTGAACCTGGCCAGCTGCGCGTCGCTCATGTTCTCCGCGAATCGGGAGAGCTGCTCCCATGCCTCGCGGGGGCTGATCATCAGATCCTGAGCGCGCTTCTGAAACCCCGTGCGCTGAAGCTCGCTGCGTGCCTTGGCTTCCTCGTCGCTGATCACGGCCGGGGCGTCGTATCGGCTGGGCGCGTCCGCCAGGCCGACGAACAGAGAGAAGAAGTCGGGCGCGGTGAGAGCCCGGCCGGCGTCATCGCAGAGCGGCTCGGCGTCTTTCAGCTGATCGACAAGGCGGCGGTCAGTGACCCCGCGAAAGTCCTGCTCGGCCACGGTTTGATTGAAGCGACCGAGGGCGACGAAGAAGGCAGGTTTCGGGTCGAGCTTGCCTGCCATGACGGTGCTGATCTGGCTGTTCCATGGGCCGGTGGCCCCGGTGAACTTGGCGAGGCGGTGGGGAACGTCTTGCGGCCAGCCGTTGCGCTTGAACCATTGGCGCATCAGGTTGCCGAAGGCGATCCTCTCTGGGATCGGCTCGTATGGGGTAGACATTGCGGTTATCGCCTAGGGGTATACCCCACTGTATGGGTTTGGCCTCCCCCTGGACAGCAAGCCCCCAGACTGCAGCGCTTATGCAGCGCAGGGCATCACGCAGATCAACGCGCCAGGCCGCTCTTCCCCCACGCAGTACCGCTTGTTCGCCGTCAGCGTCACCACCTGGCTGTCATCCCTCAGCAGGGAGCCTCCGGCCGCGGCTGACAGCCCGTCCAGCGTGCTCCGGCAGAGCTTGTCCAGATCACCCGCACCCTGGCTGGTCAGATGCAGCGGCGCACTTGGCAGCAGACCCCTCTTCCCGAAGTGACCCTTCGGCCTCGCAAACAGGAACACCACCGACACGGAAACAGCCCCCTCAATGAGGGGGCCGTCGTAGGCCGCCAGGGCGGCGGCCACCACGTCAGAGCGCCAGGGCTTCACCCGCTTGCTGCTCTCGACCATGACGCCGCGGCCCAGGTGCCGTTTGCTGCCCTGGGCGGCAGGCAACCCATACACGCGAATGTCGATCGTGCTCACAGCAGCTTCACCGTCCAGAACTCAGTGGTCTTCGCCGTGGCCAGGCCGTTCTCCTGCTCGAGCTTCTGCAGCTTCTTGATCGCTGGGCTGTACTGCCAGCTTCTCCGGGTGCTCCGGGTCAGCATCATTCCGGGGAACCCGTAGACGCCCGGCTCGTAGGTCAGCTCATCCATGGCGCCCGATTCGTGCTGCTCGGTCAGGAAGGCCAGGAGATCGTCGATCTCGGCCTCAATCACCCGCTGTGCCTCCTTCAGGTCGCGGAGTTTCCATGCCGCCTCGACTGCCGTCATCGGCTGCTGGCAGTCCGAAGAGGTGCTCGAGGTAGTCGGTGCAGTGGCTGAAGTGCTTGTCATCGTCGTCGAGAGAATCCAGAAAGGTGTTGTCGTCAGCGTTGATCCAGTCGTCGTCATCAGGGGCCGGTTCCGAGTCCAGTGGCATGACTTCCAACGTGAACCGCAGAACCTCCGGTCGGTGACGCAGCGCCCAGATGAGCAGGCGAGTGAACCGGCTGAGGTGTGGCATTGATGGCGACGGCAGCGATGGAGAGGCCCAGGCAGAAGCCCAGGAGCCTCAGGGGGTGAACACTCATAGTCCTAGGCAGGGATAGGTCAGACGGTCAGATGAACTCCTGACGGAGCTTGAAGAGGTCGAGGGCATCGACCCAGGCTCCCAGGCAGTCGTCAGGCTTGGCCCTTGTCACCAGTGTCTTGTGGGGCCGGGACCAGACCGTGAGGCACTCAGACACGCTGAGCCGGTAGTGGTCGATCAACATGGACAGGTAGCCGCCCAGCTGGACGCTGGTGTCGTAGGTGCTGGCCCGCTCGGTGCTCTGGGTCTTGAGATCCAGCAGCAGCAGGTTGCCGTTGGCCTTGTCACGCACCAGGGCATCGCAGGAGCCACCGATGCTGTGCTTGAGGTCGCAGAGCAGGTGTTCAACGGCGACGGGTTCGACACGCTTCCAGATCGGGTGATCCAGGAGCGGCCCCACCCAGTCGTTGTACTCGCCAGGGTCGAGCAGGGCCTCGCCGCGAAGGAAGTGCTCGAGGCAGGCGTGGACGTGCTTGCCGCGGGGCTCCCAGATGTGCTTGGTGCGGTCGAGCGCTGATCGCTGTTTTGCGGTCATGTCGATGGCCTTAACGCGGGTGACGGAGTAGGCCAACCACTCGCCGGTGGGTGTCCACTGGTAGCGGTGGGCGTCTTCGTCGAAGGCCAGGGGGAGGGGCTCGAGCATCAGCAGGGGCGGCGACTGCCGCGGAGCTGGTTGTCCATCCGCCGGCGGGCGCAGTAGCCGAGGTAGCGGGTGATCAGCGCGGGATCGCTCTCAATGAAGTCGAGAGCGAGGCGGGCCATTTCGCTGGTGCCGGGGGCGCGGTACTGGTTCGTTGCGCCGACGCTGTTGGCCCAGAGAACAAGGGTGTCTCTCTGGTCGGGGCGAAGGTAGACGTGAATGGTGGGCGCCACGGCGGTGCCGGGCGTGACTTTGGTGGCGGTCATTGGAGAAGGGAACGGGGTGAGGGCCGCTTCGGCGGCCCGGTGAGTGTCAGGCGTTGACCGGGATCATGTGAACCCGGTAGGCGTCGTAGCGCTTGAACCATTCGCCGAGGTCTTTCCCGACGTTCTGGGCAAGCTGCTTCTCGTTCTTGGCGGCGTTCTTCTGGGCCAGGTCGGGGCGACCGGCCCACTCAGGGAAGACGAAGGCCACGGTGCCATCGGCGTAGCGCATTTCGCGGACGACGACGTGGGTGTAGGTGCGCTCGGTGGTGCGCTTGAGGATCTCGCCGTTGGGGAGGGTGGCGGTGAAGGTGGTCTTGGCCATTGCGGGAGGGGTGGCGTCTGAAAGGAGTATACCCCTCAGGGGGCGTATGGCGCAACCGCAAGGCAAGCGAAGTACACCCGGCCCGACGACCGCGGCCCAGTCGGCCGGCGCCGATACCGCTTCCCCCCTTCCTCGAGCCTGTGCTCAACATGGGGCGGCTGGCAGTTGGCCAGCTCATTCAGCCGAGCCGAGGCCGTCTGATGCGACAGCCCCGTGATCAGCTCGACCTCCTTGCAGGTCAGCCCATCGGGCGCCTCAGCGATCGTGTCCAGCACCAGGCGGTGCAGGCGGCCCAGGTCGGGCCTGATTGCCTCAGCAGCTTCCCGACTGGTGTCAGTCCCGTTGTGCGGGGCAACGGGATAACGAAACAGGGGGAGGTCGTCAAACATCGGCCTCTTCCTTTTGTCTTGCCAGGTGGGCCTTGATTGCCTCGCGGCACCAGACCGTGAGCGGTTGGTCTGCTGCCTTGCAGGCTTCCTTCACGGACTGGTAGAGGTCTGAGGTCATCGTGACAGTGCAGTGGGTGCGCTTGTCTTCAGTCATTTACCTGCCTCCAATGCGCGGCGCCATTCATCTTCACCGCCCTTCTCAATAAGGGCCGCGATCTTCACCTCAGGCATACGGAGTCGGGCGGCCAGGATTTTATAGAGCTTCAGTTCTTCATTGTTATGCCTCACCCCTTCATAGATTTGCTCAGTGCAGACGCCGGTAGCCTGATCCGTTTCTACGGTGGTGTAAGTGAAGTTGTCGTGTATCCCTGGAGGGCGTCGAGGGCCTGGGGGCGTGGGAGTTGGCGGCTTAGAATCCAGCGTTACCCAACGCTCTTCCATTAGGGATTCGGCAAACAGCTTAATGTTGGCGCTGCTGGCTATCAACTCCCCGTCCTCCCCTTCGATGGATTCGATGCCATCGTCATACTGAAAGAAGTGGGCGGTTTGCAGATCCCATGGCAGGTCATCTTCTGTCCGTAACACCCGCCCCAGAATCTGGGTCCAACGCAGAGGCGCCTGAATAGCAGAGAAGTAGACACCTACTCGCAGGTGCTTTATGTCTACACCTTCGCTAATCTTGCCAACTGAAACAATCCATTTGACCCGAGCAGCTGTGCGGGTTTCGCGGAAGTCCTTAATGGCCCTTGCGTCATTGCCTGATTCGCTGTGGACAACAACGGAATCCTCGCCGGTCCAGTGCTTTAAGGCACGGGCAACCGCATCAGCGTGGACGATGGTATTGCACACGATCAGCCCCCCAGCCCAAGGGTGCGCCCTGCGGCACTCGGTCAGCTTGTCGTTGGCGGCAATCAGCTGATCCCGAACGTAGTCAGTGCCATGGGGATGCCTGGCCGTTCCACATTCGATGCAGGCTTCACGCCGCTTGCTTTTGAGTTGTGCCCGCAACGCCTTGTTGTTTACCAGCTTGGCGCCAGTGTCGGGGTCGGTTATGTCGGGGTACAGCTCGTCAATGTTGTCGGTTAGCCGATGGGAGAAGCTGCGCTCCTCCACGACTGCGCCGAACTCATGCCGCTTGACGGTGAAGACAACCTGTCCGTCCCATGGGTGGAACACAACATCCCTAACAACCTTGTCGCCTAGCGCGCTGTATTTGTCATTCCAGACCGATACGCCGTATCCGTAGCTGTAAGCGTTTGGGGGTGATAGGTCAATCTTGCGCTGGCGGTAGCGCACCCACGGCAGCCGCTGACTGTCACTGCGAAACGGTGTGCCGCTGGTCAGCAGGCGCACGACGCTGTGCTGAGAGAAGGCCAGCTCAAAAGCGTCACCCCAGTTACGGCCTTCCCCGAGGTGGTGCATTTCATCACCGATCACCATGGTCCGTTTTTCTTGGCAGAGTTTGCGGAGGCGCTCTGCGTTGACCATCAGGCCGGATTCCTGCTCGACGTAGCCGATCTGGGCGTAGGTGACTACCAGCCCCTGTTCGTTGGGATTGACCTCCAACCTTTTACGGTTGAGGAACAGCCCAACGCGGCGGGCGTCGTCCTCCATTTGATTGCGAAGCAACTTGGAGGGAACGCAGATGATCACCTGATCAATCACGTTCTGCTCTATCAGTGTGCGGGCTGCCAGGGTCTGAGCTAAGGACTTGCCAGCGCCGGGGAAAGCGTGAAGGATGAAGGCTTGGATCTCTGCCGGGGGTTTTGCTACCTGCTGCAAAGCGGAGGCGTAGAAGCGATTGATGAACTCTTCCTGCCATTTGCGGAGTTCCCATCCAGGGGGCATGTGGTTGGCGTAAGGGACGGTCATGGTTGCTGATTTAGAGAGATTGCAAGAAGGACAAAGGGCTTGGGCGTTGCTGAGCGTTGTCGTACCTCCTTTGCTCCAGGGGACGATGTGATCGGCGTGAAAAGTGCTGAGCTGAATAGCTGTGCTGCAGATTCGGCATTTACCTTCCGACCGCAGGTAGATCACCATTCGTTGCGAGGAGCCGAAGCAGCGCGAATTGCTCATTTCAGTAAGTCGAGGATGGCTTCAGCGATGCGCCTGGCACCGTCTTTCCCGACTGTTTTGATCAGCCGTTTGGCTACGTCGGCAGCATTTCCACGGATGCCAAGGCCGCCAGCAGGTTTCGTGGAAACAGCGATGCCTGCTTCACGCTTTGCAGCTTCGACTGAAGGCGTGAGGCCCCGCACCAGACGGGTGAGAGCAGTTGCGACTTTTTCGGGCGTCGTGCCCTTCTTCTGGCACTCATCGGCATTGTCTTTGAGGTTGGTGAGCGTGCGGATCAGACGGGACTTGCGGTCCTTGGGGCAGCGGTTAGCCGCGCTGAGAGTGGGATCTTTAACTGCACCGCGCTGTGGTGCGGTTTCCTCTTTCGGTGGGCGGCCACCTTTGTTTTCTGACTTCACCGCCTCTTGCAGCTGCGCCTGGGCCTGGGACCACACAGGGTTGGCTTCCTGCAGCATCTTGAAGAGGCTGTTCCAGCCGAGCATGTTGCTCTCGCCGTGCTGGTAGTCAACGCACAGCTCACGGAGGGTTGCCGGCTCTTCTTCCTGCAGAAGCTCGATCATGGTGATCGCAGCAGCTGACGCTTCCTCTGCGTTGGGCAAGTGGCCTGCCACTGTCCGCATTAGCTCGTCAGGTTCGGCACCGATGCACTCCCGCATCCACTGGAGCGGGGAGTAATGACGGACCTCCCGCTTGCTCTCGACTGAGGGCATGTAGGCGATGCCATCCCATGCCCGCTGCTTTACGCAGTCAACAAAGGTGACTGCAAGTTGCTTGGGGCTGTTGGTGATCCAGTGCTCTTTCAGCGACTGAGTGCTGACGGTGTGAGCGCGGATCTCTGGGGGGAGTGACCGAAGCCACTCTTCCGCCTGCTGGGCGGCTTCCTTTTCGTGGAGGGTGGCCATCAGCCCAAGCCCTCCTGTTGAGCTGTGTCGCCTTCAAGCAGCAGAACCTGAGGCTCGAAGCCGTACTCGACCAGCAGGTTGCGACCACCGCATTTCAACCCATCGCAGATGAATTGAGTGATCGCAGAGTCGTCGCTTAGCTGCCGTTCAAGCTCCTGGGGGCTCTCGAGCCGCATTGCGGCGAGGTTGGCCAGCCGTAGGCGATAGGAGCTGCGAAAGAGGCGCCGAAAGCTGTCGAAGTCGCCTTGTTCCAGAGCGACTTTCGAGAGGTCAAGGCACTTGTCCGCCAAGCGGTCGCGCCTCTCGATTTCAGTGATCACTAAAGTTCCGGCAACCTTGGCCGGTCGATACGACGTGGAGCTGGCCAGGGCCAGGGGCGGGAGAGGGGTAGTAGCCCTCCCGTTCCGCTTGCCCAGAATCCTAATGCCTAGGCAGGAGCTTTGCAAGCGCTGCGCAGGAGTATTGGCGGGTGGTGCTGGCTGGTGCTGCCAAGACTTCAGTCGTGGCCTGGGTTTCGGCGGGTGTTTCAAATGGGCCACCCTCGCCAAGTCAAGGGGCCAACAAGAAACCCCCAGCCGAAGCCAGGGGTCTCTCTGCATCTGTTGGGCCATGCCCGATGCCCACTGCAGGGTCCGCCATGCGGGGCAGTGAATTGGAGGGATAGGGCTGGCGCCTCGCAGGGGCGAAACCCCAAGCGGCCCAGACGGGCTACCCCTGCGGACAGGCTACCAGCTCACCCGTGGGCCGGGGCGCCGTGGTAGCGCAGCTCTTCCCGGATGCTCAGGAATACGCTCATCGCTGCCCCCCTCTCATCTGGTGTTTCGCAGGTGAGAAGCAGGCGAAGCACCTCTTCGATGATCTCCTGGCCGCAAGCGTTGAACTCAGCGTGCAGCCGGCTGTGGTCTGTGGTCATGATGCCAATGGGCGCGACAGTGTGAGCGGTGCTTCCTCGCTCCACCGCCTGCCGGAGTCCACCCGCTTGATCAAAGTCGTTGCCCCCCTGGCGGTGATCGGTCGCCAGGTGCCGGGTGCTTCGGCGTTACCTGATCCCCTGCCAGGCGCCCCGCTGGCTGCACCGCCATAGGGCTTTGTTCGCTGATCTCTCCGGGGGTCTGCTGGAGATCGGCGGCGAGGTTGGTCCGGGTGGAGCCAGCTCTGTCTACATTGAACCTATAAAAAGGGGTATACCCCCGTCAAGGGGTCTGCTCTTCCTCGTCGGCCACCCGCTCGCACTCCGACACCCACAGATCCGTCATCGCCAGCGCGAACCCCACCGCTGTCCGCAGCCCAGGCCAGAACAGCAACGACGCGATCTCGGTCCCGCAGTATTCCTCAATCGCCATCACGTCCATCACCTCCCCGCTCTCCAGGCAGTAGCCCACCTCGAGCTGCCATTCGCGCTCTCCTGCCCGCCCGCAGACGTGCAAGGTGCCTCTACAGCCCTCCAGGGGGGCGAACAGCCACCATGCCCTTTCAGGCACCGTGCCGCCTTCCTCGGGCACGTCCCAGCGAGGAATCCCGTGGATCACCAGCTCTTCGGTGATCGTGCTGATCGTGGCCATCAGATCCAGTCCCCCTCGGCAGCAGCATCAGACCCGGCCGCGGCGACGTTCGCCCAGTCGTCAGCAGTGGGGCGCACGGGTGGCGGCACGAAGTCTCGAGGCGCTGTCACTTCGATCCGCGGCTCAAGCGGCTCATCGCGCAGCAGGTTCCGGTAAGTCTCCGGCGCCAGGTGGCCGGGTGGCGGGAAGTCGAAGTCTTCCACGCGGCACTTGCCGGTCTCTACGAGCCGCCGCAGGAGCAGCCTGGCCCCTTCAGGGGTGCTGACACGCTGAAGGGCCATCAGAAGCCTCCTGAGCGCCCATAGCGCTCGTACATCAGGTCGCGCTCGTAGGTGCTGCGTTCGCCCTCGGCCATGGGGTGAAGGACAAAGCGGCCAGGGGTGACGCCTTCGATCAGTGGCGCATAGGTGCAGTAGCGGCCTTCGGCGTCGTAGCGGCCCATCGGATACGGGTAGGCGTTGCGCAGAGACTTGGCTTCGATGAAGGCTTCACAGGACTCGATTGAGTCAGAGCCGCAGCACTTGTATTCCGGTGGGGTGCCCTCACGGGCGTTCTTGGCAACAACGGCGAACACCAGCTGGTTGGCCGCCTGCGGGTTGAAGAGCTTCACAGCATCCAGGAGGGCTTGGTTTCCGCTTGCGCAGGCGTATGGCCCTCGAGCAGCGCAATGAAGCACCCGTCCCGCAGCCACCGGAAGCAGTCAGGCAGCGTCACGGTGAAAGCGCGTTCGGCCTGGAGTTCCCGGTGCTGAACTTCCAGCTGAAGCTCGGCTGCGCGGATCAGCTGCTCGGCGCCGTGCTCTTCCACCACTTCCTCCCAGGCCATCAGGGCCAGTGGCTTCGACTGCTTGCTGGCCTTCTCGGGCAGCCGCTGGTACGCCTTCCAGAACGCCTCGAACTCCGGGGGGTAAGACGCGGTTTTTTTACCCTTGTTTCTACCCTCTTTAGTATGTGTAACAGTATTCTTACTCTTAGGAAGAGAAGAGTTAGAAGTAGAGGGAGTCCCGGCTGCGCTCTGGACTCCCAGAGTAAGGGGCTTGTCAAGCGCTTGGTCGATCAGAAGGCAGAGAAAGCCCTTCCTGTCTAGGTATTCGGGCGTTGCGGCCTCGATTTTCTCGTCAAGAGCCTCTGGGATCGTGAAACGTAGTTCTGGCATCGGAGCGGCGACGGGTGACACTGGCTATCCGTTCGCTCGCCGCATCGTATCCGTTGCAATGCCGCTGCGCAGCCGTATGGCGCAATCTCGCCTGCGTCCCATGAGAGAGTTGACATGGCGTTACATTTGGCTCGACCAAAGCACGGAGGCGCCATGGCCCCGTCCACCGGATCACTCGCTTCCCTTCGACGCGAACTTGCCGAAACCGCGGCCGATCCCTTCCTCATCGCCGCTCAAGCCCTCCATCGGTGCAACACACTCACCGCTGAGGTCGCTCGCCTCGAGTCCCTCCTGGCCGCTGCCCACGCCTCCAACGGCAAGCCGACCATCCCCCTACGCTCCCGCTCGCCGGTCCACTTAGTCTTCTCTCAAGCCAACCTTTCCTTCAACAGTGGGAAGAAGCACTGCCACTGAGACCAAGTTCAGAGTCGATGCTGTCTACAAGCTCCTCTCTGAAGCCTGGTCGCGTCAGCAGATCCTGCTGTATGCCGCAACCGAGTGGGGAGTCTCCAGCCGCATGGCTGACGAGTACATAGCTCGCGCTCGTCAACTCCTCCTCGCTGATGCTGAAATGCAGCGCCCAGCCTGGCTCGCTGAAGCTCTCGCACGCCTTCGCAATTACGAACAACAGGCAGCTCGCCGCGGCCAAATGCAAACCGCTGTCAACGCTCTCGGGATGCAGGCCAAGCTCATTGGCATCGACGTATGACCATCCTTGCCAACTGCCCTGGCGGCCTGCTCCTGGAGCCGCCAGTCACCCGTCCACAAGACGACAGCGATCAATACAGCCACTTGACCCGGTTCCTCTATGACTCCCTCACCGAACCACAGCGCAGGGTCTGGGATAGCCCCGAGAGGTTCAAGATGCTCTGCTCAGGCCGCCGCTTCGGCAAGACCTATCTCTGCCTTGCACGTCTGATCTGCTGGGCTGCTGAGAAGCCTGGGAGCCTCTGCTGGTACGCCACCCAGAGCTACGTGAGTGCCAAGCAGATCGCCTGGCGGCAGCTGAAGGACATGATGCCTCGAGAGCTGATGGCAAAGTCCAACGAAACCGAGCTGTCAGTTGAACTCACCAACGGCAGCAGGATTCAGCTCAAGGGATCTGAGCGGGCTGATTCACTGCGAGGCGTGTCCCTCTCTGCCTTGGTGCTTGACGAGGCCGCCTATGTCCCGCGGGATGCCTGGGAAATGGTCTTGCGGCCAGCGCTCTCCGATCAGCGCGGCCCTGCCTGGTTCATTTCCACTCCATCAGGGCTCAACCATTTCCATGACTGGTGGGAGGCGGCCCAGGAGCAGGAGGATTGGACAACATTCAGCTTCACCACCATTGAAGGTGGCAACGTCCCGCCTGAAGAGGTGGCCGCGGCCAAGCGCACCCTGGATGAACGCACCTTTCGACAGGAGTACCTGGCCAGCTTTGAGACCCTCACCGGCAGGGTCTACCCAGACTTTGGCGATGACAACATCAGCGACACGGTGGCCGACACCGGCGGCGACATTCTCTGGGGCACCGATTTCAACGTCAGCGTCATGGCTGGCGTTCTGGCCTCTCGCGTGGGCGACACCATTCACATCTGGGATGAGGTGACAGTCAAGCAGTCGAACACTGACGAGGTGTGCGCCATGCTCCAGCAGCGGTTCCCTGACCGGAAGATCGTTGCCTACCCCGATCCAACCGGATCAGCCCGGAAGACCAGCGCGGCCGGCGAAACCGACCACGGCATCATCAGGAAGTACGGCTTCCAGTGCATCAGCCCGAAGCACCCCTGGGCGGTGAAGGACAAGATCAACGCGAGCAACTGGATGATCCGAACGGCTGACGCGCAGATCAGGCTGTTCATCCATCCTCGCTGCAAGCACACGATCAAGGCTCTGAAGAACGTGACCTACAAGGAAGGGGCCGAGGATTACGTGATCGACAAGACGGCTGGCATCGAGCACTGGACAGACGGCTTGGGCTACCTGATCCTGGGCGCTTTCAACCAAGTCAAGCCCTGGACAACAGGCACCGCCAAGGTGCGAGGCGTTCCGCTCAGGGTCTGGTGAGCGATCGCTCCTACACTGCGCCTACGCAGGGCGATACCAATGGCAGTCTGGCCAACAACTCTCGGCGGCAGCTTCCCTGGCGCACCGCGACCGCTCCAGAAGCCTCAACCCGAAACGGTTGCACCTGACGCGGAAGAAACGCACAGCCGTAAGCGGTCGGCTCGCGGTGCTGCGAACACCACACCGCCTGAGAGCTGATGGCTGGCGACATTTGGACTGCCAATCAGGCGCAGGGCTGGGCTGGCAATCCAACCCAGTGGGGCGTGGCTGTTGGCCCATCGACAACCAACGTCGATGAGCCGAACACCATTGATCCGCTCTACTGGCGCATGTCGCAGTGGTGGGAGCCGGTCAGGGCCTGTGTCGAAGGCACGCAGTACCTGAGGCTCCATGCCAGGACATACCTGCCGCAGCAGCCGCTTGAGCTGAAGGAAGCCTGGGAGGGGCGTGTTGCCCGGTCAGTCTTCAGCCCGTACTTCACCAGGGTGATCAGGACGGCAGTGGGCCTGATCCTGCGCAAGCCGATCGTGCTGGAAGGTGGCGACGAGACGTTCTGGGAAGAGTGGCGCGGCAACGTGGACCGCCAGGGCACCGACCTTGACGAGTTCGTGCGCAACCAGCTGGCGACCAGCATCGCGTTCGGGCATAGCACCTGGCTGACGGACTACCCGAAGGCTGAGGGTGTGGTGACGCTGCGGGACCAGACCGAAGCTGAGCTGAAGCCCTACTTCGTCAGTGTTGCCCCGTGGGATGTTCTGGGCTGGCGCCACGATCAGCGTGAGCACTCAGGGAAGATCCAACAGGTGCGAATCCGCGAGCAGCTGGCGCGGCCTGACGGACGCTATGGGTTGAAGTTCGTGGAGCAGATCAGGGTGCTCACCCCTGGCGGCTACGAGCTGTGGGAAGACATGGAGACGACGGGGTGGACGCAGATTGAA